CGATCTGAATTGGGCAATGAGATGTGGGTAGCGGACGATCGCGTTGAGGAGTACAAGGCGGTAGGTCACAAGCCTGCCGCTTCCGATACCGAGAAGCCTGCAGAAGAGAAACCGAAAGCCAAAAAGAAAACAACAAAGAAGTAGGAGGTGAGGGCATGGCATACGCAACAGTAGCGGACGTTCAGGCTCGCATGACCCGTCAGATGTCAGAGGCGGAGCAGACAGCGTGTGCGTCACTGCTCAACGATGCAGCGGTCATCATAGACTCTTACACAACGACAGCCAGCGCAGATGCGAAGAACCTCGTCTCGTGCAGGATGGTCATCCGTGCGATCGGAGACGGGCAGAGTCTTGGGGTACCTGTCGGTGCGACCCAGGGTTCCATGTCAGCGCTTGGATATGCGCAGAGCTGGACGATTGGAAGCGGAGGCGGAAGCGGTGAGATTTACGTCTCGAAGATGGATAAGAAACTCTTGGGCGTTGGTAACGCTATAGGTTCGTACAGTCCAGTACAGGAACTGGTGCCGACCGAATGAGAGGTATAACGGTCAGACTGTATCAGGAAATGGAGACGGGCACCAACACATTCGGCGAAGCAGTATATGAGAAGACTGCCGTCGATGTGGACAACGTGCTCGTGGCTCCTGCTACTGCGCAGGAAATGACCGATACAGTAGACCTTTACGGGAGGCAGGCGGTCTATACGCTTGGCATCCCGAAGGGTGACACCCACGACTGGGAGAACAAGACGGTAGAGTTCTTCGGGGAACAATGGGAGACATTCGGGATCCCGCTCAAGGGTATCGATGAACTGGTGCCGACACCGTGGAACATGAAGGTCACGGTAGCAAGACATGAGTAAGAAGGTAGAAGTAGTCCTTAATGAGGCAGGCGTACAGGCTCTGCTCAAAAGTAGTGAGATGCAAGCCATATTGTCTAACTACGGGAGGCAGAAGGCATCGCAGGCAGGTAAAGGTTACAGCTCTGAAGTGCATGTGCACTCCAAGCGTGCTGTCGCTAATGTCTTCCCTGCGGACGCTGAATCAGCAAGGGATAACTACCAGAACAACACTTTAGTGAAGGTGATATCATGATCGAGACCATCATTTTACAACACATGGCAGAAGCATCTGCACCGTGGTACCTTATGAGACCGAAGAACGTACCGAATAAGTACGGGCTTATAGAAAAGACCGGCTCATCAAGAGAGAACCATCTGTATCGCAGTACATTCGCATTCCAATCTTACGCACCGACACTTGAAGCGGCTGCCGAGATATCAGCAGAGGCCCGGGAGCTTATGGACACGCTTCCGGAAGAACCCGGGGTATCGGGAGTTCGCTTCGACACAGAATATAACTTCACAGATCCAGAGACAAGGCAGCCTAGATATCAGGCTGTTTTTGTTGTCTATCACTATTAATAAGGAGGCAAGCTTATGGCAGTAGGCACAGTATCCAATGTATCTACAGGCAAGCCGGGTGCTTCAGGAGCAGTCTTCAGAGCGGTAGCAGGCACAACAGTACCGACTACTGTGAGCGCGAAGCTCGACGACGCATTCAAGGCTCTGGGCTATGTATCAGAGGACGGTCTGACTAATAGCAACAGCGCCGAGAACGATACCGGCAAGGCTTGGGGCGGTGACATTGTTATCGCTTATCAGACGGAGAAGCCTGACACGTTCCAGCTGACCCTGTTAGAGGTACTGAATGTTGACGTACACGGAGTTGTGTATGGTTCAGACAACGTAACGGGCACGCTGACAGATGGCATCACAATCAAGGCTAACAGCGACGAAGCCGAAGAGGGCGCGTGGGTCTTCGACATGGTCATGAGGAATGGCGTACTGAAGAGAATCGTCGTTCCTAACGGCAAGGTCATCGAGATGGGTGATATCGTTTACAGCGACAGCGAGATGGCTGGCTACGAGCTGACGATTCAGGCATTCCCTGATGCGGAAGGCAATACTCACTACGAGTACATCAAGGCAGCATAAGGAGGCGCTATGGTCAAGAAGGGCAAGATAGAATGCGGTTATGAGTTCGCTATCGATGACGAGAAGCTCAACGATATGCGAGCAGTAGACGCACTCGCAGAGTTTGAAGAAGCCATTGAGGCAGGGCAGGACTGGGAGGCTCTGCGCTGTGCATCATGGCTGGTCAAGTATCTTCTCGGTGCGCAGGGACGTAGAGAACTGTACAAGTTGATCGAGGACGACAACGGCAAGGTAACGACTGACGCCGTAACGGAAGCACTTGGGCAGATATTCGAAGCATTGGGAGATGACGCAAAAAATTCCGAGCCCTCGCCAGCGCACTAGCACTAGGACGTGACGAGGTCATCTGCGACTTGGCAGAGACTTACGGCATATATGACTACAGGAGGGTGCCGGTTGACTTACTTGGCACCCTTGTTGCTGGTTTGAGGGAAGATTCACGAATAAGTCAGAAAACAAATAGAGTACGAGCGTCGGTGGAGACAATCTTGTTAGCCGAGATACTCGACAGGCTGAACACGCTGATATGGTTCTTCAGCGAGGACGGGCACAAGGGGAAGAATCGACCGAAGCGTTCTGCTTCGGCTTTTTTTATTGACGAAGATGAAAAGACACCAGCGTCAATGAGCATCGAAGCGATCAACAACGTACTCAATATCAATATCAATAAAGAAAACAACGGAAAGGAGGGAGACTAATGAGCGCAGAACTTGGTAAGGCTTATGTGCAGATAATCCCATCAGCACAAGGCATCAAGGGCAAACTCGAGGGTGCTATCAGCGGTGACGCTAGTGCAGCAGGCGAGTCGGCAGGCAATCTGATATCAGGGCGCATCAAAAAGGTGCTGGCTGGCGCAGCCATCGGTGCAGTCATCACAAAGGGCATCAAGTCGTCCTTGAGCGAAGGCGCAAACCTTGAGCAGGCTATCGGCGGTATCGAGACCCTGTACGGCAAATCAGCCGACAGGATGATAAAGTACGCTGACCAAGCCTATAAGACGGCAGGCATCTCTGCGAACAAGTACATGGAGCAGTCGACTTCATTCGCCGCTTCATTGCTTCAGGCTACTGGCGGTAACACGCAAAAGGCAGCAGAGACGGCTAATCAGGCAATCATCGACATGTCTGACAACGCCAACAAGATGGGCACATCGATACAGTCGATACAGGACGCTTATCAGGGATTCGCGAAGCAGAACTACACGATGTTGGACAACCTTAAGTTAGGCTACGGCGGAACGAAGACCGAGATGGAACGTCTCCTTGCAGACGCCGAGAAGATAAGCGGTCAGCACTACGACATCAACAATCTGGACGATGTCTACAATGCTATCCACGTTATACAGGGGCAACTCGGCATAACAGGTACGACCGCTAAAGAAGCAGCGACTACCTTCAGCGGTTCGTTCGCTTCCATGCAGGCGGCTGCGCAGAACCTTATGGGAGACCTGATGCTTGGCAGAAACATAGGACCTGCAATGCAGGGACTCGCAGAATCCGCCAGCACGTTCTTCTTCAATAACTTCATTCCTGCGCTGGGCAACATCTTCCAGAGTCTGCCGACGGCAATCAGCACGTTCATATCATCGGGGCTTCCTGGATTCATTCAGTCGGGTCAGCAGTTAATGAACAGTATCGCAACTGGATTCACGACATCGGTCAGCACGTTCGCAGCGAGTCTTCCTGCGAGAATGTCCGTACTGATACCGGGCATCATGAATGGACTGGTCAGTCTGTCGGGTGCTATCAGATCGGGCGCAGGCAAGATGATAACGGCAGGGCTTGAACTTATCAAGGGACTGGCTACAGGGTTGGCTAACAACCTACCGACTTTCATTGCAACAGTACCGACGATCATCAGCAACATCGCAGGCATCATCAACGATAATGTGCCAAAGATTCTGGCAACAGGTGTGCAGATCATCGTGACGTTAGGAGCAGGGCTCATTAAGGCGATCCCTACGCTTATCGCCAACATGCCGAAGATCATCAAGGCGATCGTGGATGCGTTCACGGCGTTCAGTTGGGGCGCACTTGGTAAGGCAGCCATAAATGGTATCGGAAACGGCATCAAGGCGGCTGGTAGCTCCCTCAAGGGATTCGTTACCAAGCCTGTTAATCAGATGAAGACTGCGATCGTGACGAAGATCGGGCAGATCAAGTCCTCTGCAGGCAAGGCTTTCAGCGGGATCAAAGACAAACTGCTCCAGCCGATCCAGAAGGCGAAGGACAAGATCCTGCAGATCATCGACAAGATCAAGAGCAAGTTCCCGTTCAATCTTGGCAAGATCATCAACCTCAAGACTCCGAGCATCTCGCTCAAGACGGCTTCCAAGTCGGTGTTTGGTAAGAGCATCACGTATCCGACGGGCTTTTCCGTAAACTGGCACGCAAAGGCGATGGATCAGCCTTACATGTTCACCGATGCGACATTGTTCGGAGCAGGTGAGGCAGGAGACGAGTTCATGTACGGACGCTCTAACCTTATGAGGGATATACGTGAAGCGGTAGGTGGCGGAGGCTCGACCTTCAACAACACGTTCAACATATATGATGCGAACGATCCGCAGGAAGTTGCTGATACCATCGTTAGAACACTTGGCATGCAGTTAAGGACGGTGTAATTAATGGCAGTTAAAACAAAAGCCCCGACGGGGCTGACAATAAGCAGAAGCGGTAACTCCTTTATGTGCGCTTGGAAGTGTGGAGATAAGAACTACTCCAATGGGCAGAGTTTTCGGTATGCGTTGACTGGTATGAAGAGCCCTGCGTGGCTTGCTATCGGTAGTGGCGTCAGGTCAAAGGCAGTCACGATCAACGCCAACAACTACTACCCGAAGACGAGCAAGTACCTAAAGACTGTGAAGTTTGAGGTGAGGGGTAACTGCGGACGCTACAAGAAGAAAAAGAAATGGGTAGACCCAACGGTGTCATCGTGGGCAGGCAAGGCGATGACGCTGACCGTACCAGCGAGACCTACTGTGACGGAGAAACTGGACGACACGCTGTCCAGCACGACGGTGTTCAGTTGGGAGACCACTATCAGCGATACAGGCACGGCGTGGTTCACGGACGTTGAGTGGGAGTCGATGCTCGTTAAGGACAACAACGAAACCAACGGCTCAAAACTGGCGTGGTCAAGTTCTGCGCTGGGGTATCAGACCGGAACGGGTGGCGCAAGCGGTAGCAAGGAGATAACCGAGTCAACGGGCATCACGGCACTGGCTTCGTTCACTAGGTGGTTCAGAGTAAGGTCAAGAGGGCCTGCAGGTGCATCGGCTTGGACTTACATCCAGCACGTGTATGCGAAACCGAACGGCGCAGTCATCACAAAGGCGGAAGCCACGCCACAGCAGAACGGATACCTTGCGGAAGTGTACTGGACGCTGGCTCTGCCTAACGCAAGACCAGTAGACAAGACCATCGTGCAGTATCAGATTGCAACGCCAGCGGACATGCTGACGAGACCAGAGGAAAACTCTTGGGTCGATGCGAACGTGTCGAGGGATATCAGATACGACGCAGAAAACTCCAACTCCGCTGCCTTGTTCAATGTGGACGGGTTGATGGGGCTGGATAAGTGTCTGTTCATTAGGGTCAACACCCAGCACGATACCGAAGCCAACACGACATTAGGTGACCCTGCGTTAGCCTACATCGGAAGGCTGACCGCACCAAAGTCGCTGTCGGTTACGCTGAACCACACGAACTATAAGGCAACGATAACGGCTACTAACGAGTCTGCAGTAGAAGATTCGTTCATGGTGGTCAGGTACATACCTGCTTCTGATCCGGAGGGGTTTGTGGTCGGTGTTATGACCGAGAGTGGTTCGATAACAGTGCAGTGTCCTGACTGGTCACATGAGACTGGATATCGGTTCGAAGTCTACACGGCGGTCGGCACGTACTCCGAGACAGTAAGGGCGGACGGTGTCAGCTCTTATGAGGTCAACGCGCTGATGGTATCGGATAGCGTAAACAATGGCGGAGTTGTACCGCTTCCACCCGAGAATGTCAGCGTGTCTGCTACGTCGATTCCAGGTACGGCAAGAGTCGTATGGGACTGGACATGGGCAGAGGCTACTGGCGCAGAGATATCGTGGGCAGACCATGCCGATGCGTGGGAGTCAACGGACGAGCCTGAAGTGTATGAAGTTGGGGCAGTCAACGCGAGTGCGTGGAATATCAGCGGACTTGAGACTGGCGTGACTTGGTATATCAGGGTAAGGCTGAAGCAGAAGGTAGGCGACACGGAAGTTGCGTCTGCGTGGTCTGATATGAAGAGTATATCGCTTGCGTCTGCTCCGAGCATACCTGTGCTGACCCTGTCGGCTGGTGTTATCACGGCTGACGGAAGCGTGACGGCATCGTGGGTCTACTCGACAACGGACGGAACGGCGCAGAGCCACGCCACGATAGCAGAGTTGACCTACGACAATGGCGAACCAGTCTATACGAAACTGGCAGAGACCGAGACGGAGCAACACATCACGATATCGGCGGAAGTCGCTGGCTGGCAGACGGGCGAGTCGCACAGTCTCGTCGTGCGGGTCATGAGTGCATCGGGCAGGTTGTCCGACGGCTGGTCTGACCCTGTGGCAGTCATAGTAGCAGACCCACTCACGGCAGATATCACCGAGACATCGCTCATCAATGCGGACATCGAGGTAAACCCACGCACGTTCACAGGCAACCCAATCCAGTTCAATACAGACTTGGAAGAAACGGTAACTGACATGGAAGTAACCCTCAACCCAATCCAAGACCTACACGGCTACGACTACCCGTGGGTAGGCGGCGCTGGGAAGAATCTGTTTGAAGCAACAGAATCCTCACGAGTTGCTGATGGCGTTACATTTACTGTTAATGATGATGGCACAGTTGTTGCTAACGGCACACCTAACGTGGCTACCCGTTCTGCATTTCTTGTTGGTAGGTATACCATTACGGACAATACCGTTTTGATAAACGGATGCCCTTCGGGCGGTGCTTCAAACAAATATGAGTTGATGGCATTTGCGAACAATAAGGCGGCAAGTGATTATGGGAGTGGGAACAATCTGTCAACATTTAGCGTTGGAGATACTGTTCAAATTCTTGCAATCGTTCGCGCGGGCTATACTGCTAATAATTTGGTTTTCAAACCAATGATTCGCCTTGCTACCGAAACTGACCCAACCTACGAACCATACGAAAACCTCTGCCCAATCAGCGGTTGGGATAGTGTGGAGGCGTATGTCAGCCCGACCGAATCGAAAGAAGACGGCACAACCCACACCGCCACGTTCGAAGAGACAGTGTATGGAGGAACGGTTGATTTGGTTAGTGGCGTGCTGACGATTGATAGGGCGATGGTGACGTTTGACGGGTCATCTGATGAAAAGTGGTTCAACAACGGAACTGTGGGAGTATATACGCCGAAAGCATCGTTACCGAATGTTGAGGCTGTGTGGTCGGGTGTCACAATCACAAGTAATCAATATACGCAAGTTCGTTCGGGTGAAGCACCAACCGTTAATGGCAAGTTTAATTGGAACACGAACATGAATGCTTTACAGTTCCGTAACGATGATGCGTTAAACGCAACGGCTTTCAGAACAGCACTTGCAAATAATCCTGTTCAGATATGCTATCCACTCGCAACCCCACGCACAATCCAACTCGACCCACAGACAATCAACACGCTGGTAGGGGTGAATAACGTGTGGGGGTCGGGCGACATCAAGATGCGGATTGCCGAGATGATTGAACACAACGCAAACGTACTGGACAAGATGCCTCTTACGGTTACGGTCACGGGAGCAGACGTGGGCGACACAACGTCCCTCATTATCGAGCGGTCTGCCGACTTCACAATCGAGCAACCGAACGAAAAGACCCTCAACGGATACGAGGGTGAAGCAATAGTCGTGCAGTCCATGAACGGCTCGGGCACGTTCACTATCGACGAGACCGACCTTATCGGCAGGTTCAACGACGGAGCATCATACCGCATCATCGCAACTGTCCAAGACGGACTCGGGCAGTCTGCTTCGGCTGACCCGATAAACTTCACGGTCAGATGGGAGCATCAGGCTCTTATACCTAACGGCGAAGTGTCCGCAGACATCGACCACATGGTCACGATCATCAAGCCTATTGCACCAGCAGGAACCGAAGACGGTGATACCTGCGACATCTACCGCTTGTCCGTTGACAGGCCTGCTCTCATCTACGAGGGCGCGAAGTTCGGCGAGCAGTACGTTGACCCGTTCCCGACCATCGGCGAAAACGGTGGGCACAGAATCGTCTTCAAATCCAAAGACGGCGACTACATCACCGCTGACGAGACTATGGCTTGGATGGACTTCGGCGAAGATGAAGGCGACTTCCTGCCGAACGGTTCGACCATCATCGACTTCGGGACTGGCAGAGTCAATCTCGACTACGACCTCGACTTGTCTTCCGACTGGGCAAAGGACGTTGAAGTTACCAACTATCTCGGCGGCTCCGTTCAGGGCGACTGGAACCCTGCCATCAATCGCTCGGGCAAGGTTTCCGCAATCGTACCGCTCACGGACGTTGACACGATAGAGGGACTTCGCAGGCTTGCGGATTATCCTGGAATCTGCCACATCAGAACGAACGAAGGCTCATCGTACCCAGCGGACATCCAAGTATCCGAATCAATCAACAAGGACAGCGGTCACAAGGTCGCTTCCTTCGACATCTCAATAACAAAGGTCGACCCTGAATCACTCGACGGTCTGACCTACGCAGAATGGCTCGCAACACAACAAGGGGAGGCATAGAACATGGACTGGACAAAAGGCTTAAGTGCTTCATACTACATGAGCTTTATTGACCCTGCCTCTTGGCGAGATATCCAGCGCATTGAAATCACGGGCGGTTCCGTCAAGCGTCAGTCTACTGGCTTGATGGAGTCCGCCGACGTGGACTGCGTCAGATATCAGCAGGGCGCAGAGCGGTGGGTGAGGGTGTGGCTCGATGCAAGCCAGTCAGACGGCAGTTCTGCTCACGAACCACTCTTCACGGGACTGGCCTGCGCTCCCGATCGGGACATCAACGGAGTGCTGGAGACCAACAAGGTGCAATGCTACTCCGTTTTGAAACCTGCGGACGATATCCTGCTCCCCCGAGGCTGGTACGCTCCTGCTGGCGTTCCGGGCGCACAGATAATCTGCGAACTGCTGCAAGTAACTCCAGCACCAGTCAAGGTCAACGGCACGTCTCCTGCTCTTGCGTCTCACGTAGTGGCAGAGGACGGCGAGACTCGGCTCACGATGTCGCAGAAAATCCTCAAAGCCATAAACTGGCGCATGAGGCTGGACGGCTACGGAGTTATCACCCTTGAGCCAGTATCAGACGAACCAGTCATCGTGCTGGGTGCTCTGGACAACGATGTCATCGAGACGAAGCTCAAGGCATCTGCTGACTGGTACGAGTGCCCGAACGTCTTCAGGGCAATCGACGGAGACGTGACCGGCATCGCACGAGACGACGACCCGAACAGTCCGTTGTCGACTGTAAGGCGTGGCAGGGAAGTGTGGGCAGAGGACACCAGTTGCGACCTCGCGGAAAACGAGACTGTAGAGGAGTACGCGATCCGAATGCTCAAAGACCTGCAGAAATATGAGAGGGAAGTCTCATACGACCGCAGATATCTTCCGGAGCTGACGGTAGGGGACTGCATCAGGCTTCGGTATCCTGCGCAGGGTATCGAGGGCAGGTACCGCATCGACTCACAGTCCATTACACTCGGCTACGGCGCAAAGACGGCAGAGTCAGTCACATACATAGGAGGTTAACATGGCGACAATAGACAATATAGTAGCAGACCTGCGCAAGGCTATAGAGTCAGCCAAATCCGGCAAGACGCAGGCTTATGACACAGTCGCTACGGTCAAGAGAGTTGCTGGCAATACCGCTTGGGTGCAGATACCCGGCGGTACCAGCGAGACACCGGTGCAACTGACGATAGCCTGTCAGCCGGGTGACACCGTTCAGGTCAGAGTAGGCGGTGGCAGGGCGTGGCTTACCGGTAATCAGTCCGCTCCGCCTACAGATGACAGAGAAGCAAAGGTCGCACGATCCGAAGCGTCACGAGCGCAGGTAACTGCGTCGAAGGCTCACGAGGTGGCGGAAGAAGCGTCAACGGTAGCAGGTGAAGCATCGGCTACGGCAGAGGCGGCTGCGGCTGCAGCAGGGCAGTCTATGACGACAGATACCCTGCACTACTTGGCGACTTCGCAGGGTTCGGGAGTGACCACCAGCACCCCAGGTTGGACGACGACTATACAGACGATAGATGCAACTAACAAATACCTGTGGACGTATCACACGTACACGAAGGCAAACGGGCAGTCCTATAACTCTGCTCCTGTCATCATCGGCACGTATGGAGTTGACGGAACGTCGGTCACGATACTCGGAAGTTACAATACGCTGGCAGAACTTGAGGCGGCACACCCAACGGGATCGCTCGGCGATGCTTACATGGTAGCCGGTGACCTGTACGTCTGGAACGGTTCGGCGTGGCAAAACGTCGGGCAGATTCAAGGACCACAAGGTGCAAAAGGCGACAAAGGCGATAAGGGTGACAAAGGCGATAAAGGTGATACTGGAAGTCAAGGTCCTCAAGGCATTCAAGGTGCTAAAGGAGATAAAGGCGATACTGGTGCGAAAGGCGATAAGGGTGACACTGGTGAAACGGGTGCTACTGGAGCACAGGGCATCTCGATCACGAAGGTTGAGCCGCAGTACTATCTGTCCACGGCGACTTCATCTGCTACTGGTGGTTCATGGTCGGGTACGATGACCTATCAGTCGGGCAGATACATTTGGACGAGAGAAAAAATCACATTCAGTAATGGCAACATCGGCTATTCGACGGAAGTGTATAACTCTGCCTTGACGACTGCGTGTGCGAATGCTCTGAATGCAAATCAGATAGCCAGCAATACCAACCAGTACTTTTGGCACACTGAAACTGGTGACGATACTGGAGCGCACATCACGGAGAAGACCCGTGAAGCGTTCCTCGCAGACCCACAGAACGGTGGAGGCAATACCATCATGAGGTCGAACGGTATGGCAGTCAGAGATGGTCTGACGGAAGTTGCTTCGTTTGGCGGTGATGGAGCACGGATAGGTAAGATTGATTTGACCCACGTTATCGTAGACGACGATAGCATTGAGTTTTGGAATGGCAAAGACCGTATAGGATACATTGCTCTGACATCGGCATCGTTTCCAGTTCTACACGTAACCGATTCCATGCAGTTAATGAACGACTATTCTGTACGAAAGACTCCCGATGGGTCGTTGGGATTTTATCTGAAGTGAGGTGATTGAATGGCAACAAGTGGAACAAATTACACGGGCAAATGGACGTTGAGCAATGGCGTGCTGACGTTGGCACCGAAGAGTGGTAGTAGTGGGCAGTTCAGATATGATTCTTATTTTAGTGGAGAATTGATTGATTTCGTAAGTCTGACAGATAGTGAAAGAGAGTCTGTTAAGTCAATTGTCTTCAGCGGGAACGTGAGTTTTTATCATCACCAAGACATTACGTCGTCAACCTACGTCAAGCTGAAGGATTACTCCAATTTCATCTTTGAAGATGGCACGTGGTTTGGCGATGGTTTCCCTAATGTGGAATCGATAGATGTGACGGGTCTTAATGTTTCAGGCGGGACTAGTTTTGGACGGCTTTTCGGAAAGACATGGGTGTCTAATCTGACAAGTATACAAGGTCTTGGGTCTCTTGCCGTTAGTGATGGAACGGACTTTCACGACATGTTCGAATCTTCAAAATTAGATTCTGTAGATGTGTCTCATTTTCCATTAAACACCGCCAAAGATATTGGTGGAATGTTCAATGGAATGTATTACTGTGCTACAATCACGCTCCCGTCCAATTTTAAAAGAACGAATGTTGGTGACGACTCGTCTACAGTTTCTACAGACCCATACAGTTTCGGTCTTGCCCCAGCAACCAATGCGAACGGAATCACAGTCCGAAAAGATGAAGACTTCTTCAAACTTCCCGAGGGTCAGCAAGGCGGTGTGTGGACACGTGATATAAGCGGCACTGCAAAGTTACGATTCTCGGTATCTGGTACTACAAGAGAAGCGGATAAGGCAACAATCACATACTCATACGCAACAAGCACGGCTACTGGAAGTCTCTATATCAAGAAGTCGTCCGAATCATCATTTCCATCAGAACCAGCAGAGACATTCACGCTTACTGGCACTGGTAATGGCTCAATTGAGGTCACGCTACCAACAGACGACTCGTACGATGTATGGATAGTTGTTACTGATGGGAATGAAACGATATACACCTATCCGTCAATCGACAGTAATATACTGTTGTTCAAGATTAAAAAAAGTGGTGATACTGAAACTACTGGCTCGTTCACTTCCGCAATAACTGCATGTGGCAATAACTCGACAGACCTGTCACTCACAACAAGTGAACAAAGAATACCAATGACAACTTATATTGCGAATGTTGGTTCACACCTATCTGTGTCGGATAACGGCATAAGGTGTGGTAAGACTGGATTTGTTGAGGTATCTGCTAATATTTATTTTACGAGCGGGTTTACTAAAGATGACCTTGTTCATCTTATCATTAGGAAGGGAACAACAGACATCATGGATTTCCGACACAGACTATCAGGTACATATACCTTCTATGGGAGTGCGCCAATCGTATATGAGGTGTCTGCTGGAGATTATTTATATTTGTATGCATATAATCAGACTGCGGCACGTGGAAAAGTTAGTAGGTCAACACTATCATGGCTGACCGTCAAGTATCTGTAGGAGGTGATAACAACGGCAAAGAAGAAAAAGAAGAAACTGACCAAAGGTCAAAAGATCGTTAAGAAAGCCAAGAAGTATCAAGGCAAGTACAAAGCACATAAAAATCAGTTCACAAAACACTTCGCTGGACGCTTCGGAGTGCGGAAAGACGGCTACTACAAGATGGGGTGGTGTACGCTTTTCGCACTTTTCATTTACGACAAATGTGGTTATCTCGGTCTGCTACCTGTCAAGGCACTTGGCAAGCACGCCAGCAACACAAAGTATCTGTATAAGAAACTCAAGAAGCAGGGCAAGATCGTCAAAGACCCGAAGAAAGCAAAGAAGGGTAACCTGGCTTTCAAGAAGGTCGGCTCGACCAAAAAGAAATCGACTGGACACACGTCCATCTTCGTTAAGTATAAGAACGGCTACGTGTACACCATCGATGGCAACGTAGGCGGCGGTGTTAAAGCTCGTAAGAAGAAGGCTGCGTGGTACGTGGGCTTCGGCAATGTTTTATAGGAGGGAATCATGGACAACTTATGGATTAAGGCAGCGCTTGTAAGAGCAATCAAAACAATAGCACAGACGGCAGTCGCAACGATAGGATCGGCAGCGGTACTGTCCGCAGTAGATTGGCGCATAGTGGTTTCTGCTTCTCTGCTGGCAGGTATACTGTCTATCCTCACCAGCGTGGCAGGACTTCCAGAGGTGCATCTGGCGGAGACGCAGATAGAGGACGCAGACACAGACGATGATGTGACCATAGAAGAGCTTCTCAAGGTCTTATCAGAAACGGACGACGATGATGACGACGAAGACGACGACGAACCCGTAGCAGAAGACGAAGAACTGGAAGACCCCGAAGATGACGAAGAGTTACCGCAGTAGGAGGTGATAGCATGCAGAGAGCAAAATTCCCGATGAGAAACCACCGCATCAGCGCTTCCTACAACGGCAGCAAGGCACACAGACAGTGCAGCGGCGGTAAGCCTCACGACTACCCGACAGACCTCGTAGGAGCTGACAGCGGTAGAGACTGGTTCCGTGCTCCGTGCGACCTCATCGTGCTCCGCAGATACACGCAGGCCAGCCATGCGATATGGCTTCGGTCGGTCAACAAGGTCAAGACTCCGTATGGGGTTGGGTACCTTTACATCATGTCGGAGCATCAGGACAACAAAGAGATGAAACCGGTCGGCAAAATCTACAGACAGGGTGACAAGTGCTTCCGTGAGGGGCGCAATGGCAACGCTACTGGCAACCATTTGCACATTTCCTGCGGTTTCTCCAAGTCCAAACACGGACTCGGCGGTACTGGCTGGAAGCGCAACAACAGGGGAGCATGGGTGCTCCACATTCCTGGTGTCACGCCAATCAAACTGTCACAGGCCTTTTATAAGGAGAATGCTTAAATGAACTACCAAATCCTCGTGGGAGCACTGGAACTTATAGGACTGCTCATCGTGGTCATCGTTCCAGTCATCAGACTTAACAGTAACATAACAGCCTTGACCGCATCTGTAGAGAGCCTGAAGGACATCATCGCAGAACTGAAGGACAGGATAACTACTCACGGGCAGGAAATCGACAAACTTCGCGCCGACGTAGTTAGTCACGAGGAGCGGATCAAGTGGCTAGAAAAAGAAGCAGATAAATGATATAATAAGAGGAAAGGTTATTATTTCATGGTTAGATAACTCTGAATCTCTTAATAAGAAGGGTGGGGAATATGACCCCACCTTTTTTATTTTGCATACACATTATAGACAATGCGTGGAGCGCCATTGACCATCTCAACCACTTCACCTGTCATGACAGTATCGGCAGGGTAGTGGTCTGCCAGCCACTCGGACGAGCCCGGACTGATAACTCCGCAGTCGATACCTGACGTGCCATCAATGACCAAGTACGATGGCTTGCCGTTATAGGCAGACGGCTCGATGTAGACGGGCGATCCTGTCCGCATACCCTTGATAATGTCTCTGCGGTTCATGGACTTGTTCTTCTTACACTTGTAATTTGTGCCTACGACCAAATTGTCCTGCTGGATAGGGATAACCCCCTCGGGGGGATGTGGCATCGGCGTCGCAGTCAACGCTTCTTTAAGTTCCTTTAAGATTCCTTTAAACATTTTATTAACCTCCAATCTATTGAACATTGTATCATATGATGCTATAATTAACAAGGAGGTCAAGGAAATGAAGAAAGCAATCACTTTAACGCTGGACGAGCAGATTCTCGCATGGGCGCAGGAAAAGGCTGCCGAAGAGAACCGTACCTTGTCCAACTACATCGAGACTCTGCTCATAGAAGAGCAGAAAAAAGACTAGCGTCGATTGGGAGGGTATCGCTCCAACTATTCCTATAATCATAAATTTTTGCATTTCTTTACTCGGGTAAAGCACGGGGTAGGGAACACTGTTATAGGGCAAACGGATGCGATACACTCAACAATGACGCTTAAATACCAAGTGTCAGAGGGGGGTGTATTTTTTTATGAAACGAGTGAGGATACCGCAGATAGAGGTCATCCAGTCTGCTGACGGTCAAGAGTTCGCAGACCGCTTCAACAGAACTATCAGAGAGGCGTTCCTGGAGGCAGACGACAGGTTCGAGCCGAAGTACACGATAGAGCATACCGACGGGATGTTCACGTCAATCATCACCACATCAACTGTCCATGAAGAGATGGATAGCGTGGAGGACGAGTACAGGGCGCAGGGCATCAGCTACAGGTGTAAGCACTGTCCGTACTGTGACGTGCCGTATGACAAACGGATCAAGTGGTGCGAGTGCTCCGTAGAGCAACGTAGCACGAACAAAGAGTCGCCAGCGTGCGAAAGGTTCTATCGTCACCTTAAAGACGGAATCATCGAGGCAGTAGAGAGATAGGAGGTAAACATCATGAAGAAGACGTATCGGATAAGAGAAGGTTCAATAGCACACTACGTTATCGGATTTCTGCCGTTTATGGTGCTCATACTGGTGGCAAGCATCTGCACGGCTATTACTGGAACGGTGTAGGATGGCGCGCAATGACAGAGAGTATATCAACGGATTTCATAAAGGTCATCGTAGTCGCACCTAATGAGGACCCGTACTATCTGCTGATGGAGAATACGCTGGAACGTTTCCAGAAGGCGGTCGACGGATACATCGAGACGGTGACGTTCGCAGAGGACTGCTGTGTTGTCTGCGACGAAGAGGGCAGACTTAAGGGCAAGCCGTTCTGCATGGAGTTTCTCGGAGCAGACTTCGTCGGCACGTGCTTATTCGTCGGAGTGGACGGCGATGAGTTCACCGATGTGCCATTAAAGATAGAACAGATAAACGGATCGATAAGGAGGTAACCATGACATTATACGAATTAACTGAACAACTCGCCAACTTCGACTTTGAGATTGACGAAGAGACTGGCGAGATAACCAACATGGACGAACTGGAGCAGATCCAGATGGATAGAGATGAAAAGCTCAAGAACTGCGTCCTCTGGTACAAGAACTGCAAGGCTGAAGCGGACGCACTCAAGGCAGAAAAGATGAACCTGCAGAAGCGCCAGCAGATAGCAGAGAAAAAAGCCGAGCGCATGAAGTCGTATCTCGACTACTGCCTCGGCGGACAGGCCTTTACGCCAAAGGACGATGTCCGGGTGCGTGTCTCATATAGGAAATCGGACCAGGTCGTTTGTGACGACATCACTAAGGTCAGCAACGAGTATCTGCGCATCAAGGAGCCGGAACTTGATAAGACCAAGATAAAGAAGGATATCAAGGCTGGTATCGATGTCGACGGGTGCAAGCTGATAACCAAGAAGAACATCCAGATCAAATAACTACGGAGGAGGTAAGTTAATGGGAAACGCTATCTTTGTTTATGGAAAGAGCGGATCGGGGAAGTCCCGGTCACTTAAGAACTTCAAGGAGGACGAGATATTCCTGGTCAATGTGAATGGCAAGCGTCTTCCATTCAATAAGAAGTTCAAGTACACAGGCAAATCTGCTGATGTTCGCACTATCATCGATCAGCTGCAGAAGATGCCGTGCAAGACCGCCGTTATAGACGATGCCGGCTACATCATGACCGACATGTTCATGAAGGGGCACACGGGTGGCGACCAGTTTAAACTGTACAACACTATAGCAGATGAGATGTACACGCTAGTGGCCAGCATCCAGCGTCTGCTCCCGGAGGATGTCAACGTGTACCTGACGTTCCACGAAGAGCGGAGCGACAACGGAGACTCCAAACTGCTGACGATCGGCAAGCTTCTCGACCAGAAAATATGTCTGGAAGGGCTGGTAACTGTCGTCCTGCGGTGCATCGTGAAGGGCGGTCAGCATCTCTTCATAACTAACAGCGACGGCTCTGATATCGCCAAGTCACCGGAAGGGATGTTCGAGATGGAAATAGAGAACGACCTGAAACAGGTCGACGATCGTATAAGAGAGTTTTGGAATAACGAGGAGGATTAAATGAAACCATTGAACGAGAATTACAAGAACGCAGAAGCATCTACTGGTAACGACTTCGTAGCACTTCCACCGGGTGCGTATATCTGCAGGATCACGGACGCAATTGACCATGACGAAGAAAAGCCATTTATCGAAGTGACCTTCGACATCGCAGACGGCGAGCACAAAGGCTACTACAGCGACGACTGGGGAACCAAGAACCTGTGGGCTCATAGTCGCAGACACTACTACACCGACAAGGCTATGGGCATGTTCAAGGGCTTCATCAAGGCTGTGGACGAATCCAACGGCACGAACTTCAACGCTGAAGTGGAGACAGGCTTCGACGAGTCTAAGCTCATAGGCAAGCTGATCGGCTACGTGGTCGGCGAAGAAGAGTACGAGTCCAATACAGGTGAGATCCGCACGAGACTTGACTGGCGCAATGCGAAGGTCAGATCTGTCGCCCAGATCAAGTCAGGGAATTGCGCTGTGCCTCCTAAGAAGGCTCTTAAGG